CCTCCAGGGTCACCTTGGTCAGCTGCTGGCCACCACGAGCACCGTCCGGGTAGCACGTCATGCCACGAAGAAGGGGCAGGTAGCGGAAGAGCATCTGTCCGAACTCGCCGTGGCTGAACTTCTGCTTCCCGACCTCAGGGAGGTTCAGGGTGCTGGAGATGCCGTGGTCGACGTAGGTCTGCACCCATGCCTGGAACGCGATGCGACGCTCGGGGTCCTCGGCCAGGTCGTACGCGTCCTCCAGGACGGTCACGTCCACGCCCTTGTCCAGCAGGCGCTGAGCGGTCGCGTCGATGACGTACTGGAAGTGCCAGTCCTTGCCCTTGAGGAAGCGACGCTTGGTGGCCACCGCGAAGAGGGGCTCGATGGCTGTCGTCGTCTCGGCCAGGATCCCGAGTGTGCCGGTCGGTGCGATGGCCCGCGTCTTCACCGGACGGCTGATGCCTAGCCGGTCTGCGTACCTGTACGCGTAGAAGGTCGACATGGAGTAGGCCGTCAGGTACTCGCCCAGTTCCTCGTTCGGCTCGTAGCGGTAGCCGTGCGTCGCGAGCCACTCAGCCACGCCCAGGATTCCGAGGCCCAGCCTGCGGTTCTTGGTGCGCGTGTCCGCTACCTCCTCGAAGGGGACCTTGGAGTAGAGCGTGCCGCAGAGCAGGAAGGCGGTGCCCAACTGAGTCAGGCGAGCCATCTCCTCTACCGACTCGACTCGCGCCATGTTGATCGATCCGAGGTTGCAGATGTCGTTGTCGTCGCTGCTGGTGACCTCGGTGCAGGCGTTCCTCAGGGTCTCCCCCGCGTTCGGGCCGACGTCGACACTGAAGCCGGGCTCAGCCGTGGTGAGCATGTGGTCCACGGTCTCCCAGTAGACCTTCTGCGCGTGGTCGTACAGCGGGTGCTCGAAGTCCTCGTAGGCCTCGAAGAACTCGTCGTCGAGAAGGACGCTGATGTTGGTGCCATCCATCGTCGCCGGGAAGTTGTAGTCGTTCAACTTCATGACCTTGACGTCGTCGGACCAGTCCTTCATGGCGATGAACTTGAAGATGTCCGGGTGCTTCCAGTTCAGTCCTGCCCAGATCGCGGAGCGACGGCTGCCGCCCTGCATGATGTGGCGTCCGGTCTCGTTGACCATCTGCATGAACGCGAGCGGGCCGGTGCTGGTGCCACCCATGCCAGCGACGTGGGCACCCTCCTCGCGCAGTGCCGACCAGTCGATGCCGATGCCAGCACCGGTCATGAGGCCGCTGGTGACTCGCTGCATCAGGCTGGCGATGGACTCGCGGCTGTCCTCGACGGTCAGGAGGAGGCAGTTCTGGGTCTGATGGAACCGCTTGCCGGTCGCGTAGAGGTAGCGGCCCCCCGGCATGAACTTGCGGTCGCTGACGGCCTGGACCATCTCCTCGACCAACTCAGGGAAGTACGGCTCCATCACCGTGGTGACGACGCGTCGTGCTGTGTCCGTCCAGTCATGCTCGCCTTCGTGGCGGTACTTCTGAGCCCAGATGTCGTGCGAGAACTTGCTCATCTTGGTCGCGGTCTTTGTTGCAGGGGTCATCGGGACAGCCTTATCTTGGGACGGTGCGCCTGTGGCGCGTTAATTGCGGACGGGGTAGAGCGACTTGCTACGTGACGCGCTCCAAGCCAGCAGCGGTGGTCGGCATTCCCTGCCAGTTTCCACCTCTACCAACCTGCTTGGCGGGGGACGTCGGGGTGCCGTCGCTCATACCTGACGGCATACCTCCAGCATGGGCCTGCTCGAAGCGGCTGTTGTAGCCGCAACCGAAGCAGGACGAGGCCTGGGTCCTGGTACCTGGGTTGTACTGACTCGAATCCCCGCAGGCGGGGCACGCGTCGGTCATGAGGGCAGTCTTTGCCTGGCGAGGCGCGTACGTCTCCTCAGGCTGGTACTGCTGCTGTGCTAGGGGCTGCTGGGCTGCCTGCTGCTGCGGGGAGGCCCACCACGCTCCTGGTGCTGGCTGCTGGACGTGGGGCACTGTCTCCTGGCGCTCACGCGTCGCGGGGGGTGGTGCTAGTTGGTCCCAGAATCCCATTACAGCCACCCTTCCTTCAATAGTCCAAGCGCCATCAGGTTGGCGACAGAAGCCTGGACAGATGCGACAGACGTCCGATAGATGAGGATCCGCATTACGGCCTTCATGTCGTCGTCTACTTCCAGTTGTTCGAGCATAGCGCTGCTGAGGATGCCCCCACCAATAGTTGCTAGGGAGTTCATGATCGGCATCAGCGGGACTACACGGCTGAGCCTTCCGACGCTCGCAGCGTTCTCCAGTTCACCCACATCCTCGCTCGGGGGCATGACGTGGGAGGACTTCATCGCCTTCGGTACGTCCGCGATTGGCATGATGTCCCACAGCATGCGGGTGCGGAGAATGTCCTCGGTGATAGGGACCAGATCTGTCATGCCTTTGCCTCACTCCATCGGTGGACGTCCAGGATGTCTGACTTGAGCGGGACGGAGATCAGGCTCTGGATTCCGGCCCCTAGCATTGCCTCTCGCATGACCTCGCGGCCTACCTCGACCCGATCTTCCGGGCAGAGCACGACCAGTTCGTCATGGACCGAGAGGATGAGACGCATGTCGTCCGGCAGGCTGTCCCCGAGACGGACCATCGCGTACTTGATCAGGTCTGCCGCGCTTCCCTGGATCAGGGAGTTGACGGCCTGCCTCTCGGTGTAGCCACGGATCCCCTTCTCCCCCGAATTGATCTTCGGCAGCCTGCGCTTGCGTCCGAGGATCGTGGTCAGGTAGTGCGGCTTGCGGCCACGCACCGTCTCCAGGACCCACTCCTTGAAGCGGTAGATCTCGGGGAAGGCCGACTGGTGCATCGAGAGGAACTTCTTGGCCTCCTCGACCGTGCTGTTCGACATCGCAGCGACCTTCTCGGGGCCAGCACCGTAGACGACGGCGAAGTTGATGCCCTTGGCTGCCTGACGTTGGTCCTTCGTGACCTCTGAGGGGGGCACAGAGAAGACAGCAGCGGCGGTCGCGGTGTGCGGGTCCAGACCGGCGTGCAGGCCGTCGTAGAGGGCTCCACGCCCGATGAAGTGGGCAAGGATGACCATCTCGATCTGTCCGTAGTCAGCGACGATCATCCGGTATCCCTCGGGGGCCACGAAGAGGCCACGGATCCGGTTGCCGAGGTCGGTGTCAGGGCGCGGGATGTTCTGCAGGTTTGGCTCCCGGCACGAGAACCGACCTGTCACTGTCCCGTACTGCACCAAGTCGGCGCGGATACGGCCATCAAAGATCCTGCACGGTCGGTCCTTGTCTCCCTCGACTCCGAGGTATCCCTGGACGTACGTGCCCAGCAACTTGTTGATCTCCTGGTAGTTGAGGATGGCCTGGGCGAGGGGGTTGCTGTAGTTGTCGAGCGCGTCCTTGTCGGTGCTGTAGTCGGTGACCAGGATCGGCTCGCCCGCCTTCTTCTTGGCCTTACCTCCCTTGGTCAACTTGAACGGCTTGATGCCCTGCCCTCCGTCTGCCTTCTTGTCGTACAGGAGGTGCGCCTTCTGCATCGGGGCGTTGAGGTTGAACGCCTTACCCGCAGCCTTGTACGCGTCAGCCTCAGCGATGACCAGGAGTTCGGAGAGTTCCCCCTCCAGGGTATGAAGACGCTCGACGTCGACAGGTGCGCCCTCGATGTGCATGTCCAGGAGGACGCCGAGGACGGCCATCTCCAAGGCGTAGATCTTGGTCAGCCCCTCGTCCTCGATCCGCTTGAGGAACCGCTTGTAGAGGAACCAGGTGTACTTGGCGTCCATGAACGCGTAGTGCGCGACCTTGCTGAACGGCCACGCCTCGACGCACTTGCCGACGCCCTCCTTGTCGTAGTCGACCTTGTAGTACGACTTGACCATGTCCTTGAGGCCCATGCGGAGGAGGTTCTCGTCGAGGAGCCACTGCATGACGATGGTGTCCGCGTACGGACCGGGAGGTGTCTCACCGAAGTACTTGGTCACGCTGAGGAGGTCGAACGTCGCGTTCTGCGCGATCTTGATCTTGTCGCTGAAGAAGAGGCGGCGCAGGATCTGCCAGACCCGGCTCGGGCGCATCTGCTTCGGCGCAGCGTCGTAGACGGCAGGGATCTGGTCGAAGCCGTTGGTGACACGGTTCTTCTTCTTAGTGGCGCGCGAGATCAGGACGTCACCGTTGGGGTGGCCCATCGGGATCACGACCGTCATGCCCTCGGTAGCCATCGAGAGCCAGGTGATGTTGTTGCGTGTCGGCACGCCGCGCTCGTCGCCCATCGTCTCGACGTCGAACGCGAACGCTGGCTGCGTCATGAAGTAGTCGACGACCGCGTTCAGGTGCGTCTCGTCGAGGATGATGTTTCGGCTCAGCGTGGTGATGGTGGGTGCTCCAAAGTTGTGGTCCACCCGACCGCAGCCAAGGATAACTGCGGACCGGGTGGACGCTCGGGGTGTGCTACTCGCTGTCGAGGTTCGCCAACTTGCGGGCGATGCCCTTCAACTCAGCGACGGTGTTGATCTGGATGATGTCCTTCGTGTACCGCTCGGACTCGAAGGTGTCCAACTCCTCGTCGCTCAGGGACACGACGTCCCAGTCGTCTTCGAGGTCGCGCGCCTTCACCGGGCTGACGTTCGTCTGGTAGCCCTTGTCCCGGTTGCCGGTCCGGTTGACCACGAAGTAGACGTCCTCGCGGTTGATCGGCTTCGTGTTCTTCTCATCCCCGAAGTTCTTGATGACGTCGGAGACCTTGCTGCCGACGAACCAGGCCTTCAACTCCGGGTTGTCCGGGTCGGTGAAGTCGACGATGTTGAAGCCGACCTGGCCGGACGGGCTGTCGCCCTCGTCGCAGAGCGGGCAGGCGACACCCTTCTCCTTGATGCAGGTGAACGACTTCTGGCCGGTCAGTTCGTTGATCCAGTGCTGACGAAGGGTCGCGAACGGTCCCTCGTCGAGGAAGTGGATGACGACCTTCTCGTCCGTGATCTTGAAGCGGTTGGCGAACTTGCCCTCGCTGCGGATCTTCGCTGCGTCTCCC